TGTACTGATCGTTTGACATCCTCAGGATCGCCGTCTCAGCCCGTTCCATATCATTTGTTGTGGCCTTGATCAGGGCCTCCAGCTTGCGCTCATTGAGTTTGAAAAACTCGCCTGTCATACCTGCAGCAGAGGAGCGTTTAAAACCCTTGAAGCCGTTTTTGATGGCATTGAGGATCTCCTGCTCCTGTTCGGTACCGCCATGCTGTTTCGCCTCACGCAGCGCCTTGTCAATCTGCTTATTGATGTCCCGGAACTTTCCTGCATACTTCTTCTGATTGGCTTTCTTGTACTGCTCCAAATATTTGAGCTGCTCTGCCTGCCACTGGGTCCAGTTGATACCCTCTTCCTTCTCCTCGGCTCTGTGCCTGGAGAGGTTGCGCATCATGGAATCGATCAGCTCCTCCTCGATAGCCTCAAAGGCCGCGCCAATATCATAATCAGCCATTTGCCATCACCTTATAGCCCTTCTGCCGGAGGTTGCGGATGTGTTCCTTCAGCTGCGTACGGCTCCTGCAGTGATCACAGAGGATTTCAGCATACCCGGCTCTCTCAATGGCATAAATGCCCAAAGGTACCTGCTCACTGGCCACCTGCAGGAGGTGTTGGTACTCCTCCTTCGCCTGGAGGTATGTTCTGTTCGCTATTTTCACCTTCAATGCTTACTCCCTCCAGATTCAGACTCGGTTCTTCCATCATTTCGACGCCCTGTTCCGCTTTCAGCCGGGCGATCTCCTCGGCCTTACAATGATCATCCATTGAATTGCCGTACAACTCCTCCACACAACGGTCAATGCTCATGATGCCGCCGGTCTTTGCCTTGGCGATCGTCTCCACCTGACTGTCAAAGGACGGGCTTGCATACTCGCCCCACTCAATGTCCACCTGCACTTCCTCCACAGGATGGCCATTCAAGATGTTAAAGGCGTTGATGCTGGCAGATACCAGCTCCTCTAAGGTCTCTTTCAGTGCTCCGATGATGTTCCCACGGGTGTAGAGCGTGGTCTTTTCCTTCTCCCTCTGAGCCTCCGCATTGTCCAACTTTTTGTTGTCAATGCCCAATGTACTCGGGGAGATAACGCCCTGCAGGCACAAATCCAGCGCTGTGCAGTAGCTTGCAAGATAGCTGTCGTGAGGGATTGACGGCTGTTCAGTGTCAACCTTGTTTGTGGTGCCCTCGCTCATATCCGCCCCGATCGCGATAAATCGGTTATCAAATGGATTGGACTTTATGAATGCTCCTGTCTCCGGGTCCCTCGGAATCAGGTTGTCAGGGATATACGTCTTTGCCCGGCCGGCCCGGAGGGCATCCATCCACTGGCTCCATGTCTCATCAAGCGCATCAAAGCTGTCCAGCTTTCCATCAAAGATGCTGCCTCCGCGGCCCTCGAACTTTGCGCTGTCATACACCATCAAAGGCGCTGCCAGCATGATCTTGTCCTGATACTCAATCCTTGGCTGCAGTCCGCTTGTCTCATCAATCGCATTCAGAGGTACTTCTTTTTCGTCCACATACAGGTTGCTTTCCACGTAGCCATAGCCGTAGCGCTCATGGAGCACATACCGGCGGCCTTTCATCTCATACAAAGTCTTAAACACGATTTCTTTCAGTCTGCCATACTCATGCACGATATCAATCAGATCCCCCGGATACCACTGAATGATCGGATACTCGCTGGCCATCGTGTTGATCACGATCTTAAAAGCGCCATCACCGACCACCAGTGTCTCTGATAATGCTTTATCCATCAGCTTGTTAAATCTGTTCTCTTTTGCGATCTGCTCCCAGATATCCGCATTCTTTTGGTCTTTAAACTCAAAGTCGTTCATGTCATTCATGACGATGTTGACCAGCACCCGGACCATCAGGGAAGGAATGCCAACATGCAACTTTCTCATGTCCATTCCGGGTGAGCTCTTGCAAGCCCAGAACTTATTCCGGTCTGCAAACTGCGAATTCTGCTGGTACATCTGCTCCAGCTCATTGCAGTCGCCGCGCCACCAGATACGATTTTTGATGGCATACAGCTCGTGATCCGTGTCTGCCATAATCGACAGGCCGTAATTGACCGGGCTCTCCTGCAGCCAGTTCCTGATGCCCTTTTTGATGTTCTCGCTCATTTTATCTAACCACCTCATCGGTTATCCCTTCCATTCGACATGATCATGCTTAGGCATACAATAATTGTTGTGCAGACCACAATCGTCTTTAAAAGTGAAATCATTTTCTGTCTCCCTTCTGGACTTCATATCCAATCAGATCCCTGTACGGGATCCAAGCGTACTGATTTGCGTTGATGGTATGGTCATTGCCGTCCTCCGGCACATCCTTGTCCTCATCCCAGCTGTAAGTATCTAGCTCGTTGATGTGTTCCGGGCATGTGTCCGTTACCAGATAACAGCCCTGCTGTATCCAGCCCAACTGCAGGTTGATACGGTCAATGATCGCCACCTTTTTGTAGCTGTTCACAATATTGTAAATGCAGCCATGGAGCCGCTTGTATTTGTTCAACTCCGTGATGGTGCCTTGGTCTGCGCAGTCAACAAACACATCTCTTGCCAATCCCCATTCCTTCGTGCAGTAGTCCAAAAATTGCACGAACTTCACCGCCGTGTCAGATGGTGCCAGCGGCGTATCCAGTTCCTTGTTGCTGTATACCTTCTCCTCCAGCGTGATCAGTATCCGGTTATCCGTGATGCCCTGAAAGATCATGGCGATCGTGTCCGGTGACTTGCTGGAATAGGATGTATCCAGACCGGCGGTGAGCTTCCGAAAGCGGATTTTTCCGGAGCTGATCTGCTCCTTTACCCACTGCCTTGGTACAACATGCCGCGTATAGTCAAAATTGACAAATACCAGTCCAGTTGCTTTTCCGCGAAGGCCCAGTATCTTGTTCTTCCAGATCTTCGTGCCTTTGGGTGTGTTCTGCATGATCGTGCCCAGCTTTTCTGTGGTCAGGCCCAGATTATGGTCAAAAGAAAAGAACCAATGCACCCAGCCGGGCTTTGGTTCTTCCTTCAGTTCTCTTAATATTTCTTTTGGTGTCTCGCTCTCCCACTCTGAGAGCGGTCTGGCATGATTGATGTATTCGTGGTATATTGGCAGCCGCGGGTTATCCGGATTGAGCGTACCCATCAGATAGTCGCATCGCATAGCGGCCTCGCGGACAAATTCGATATCTGCGGTGTTGATCTCGTCAATGTACAGGCATCCGTACTGACCACCAAGGGCTTTCTGCCATTTGGTCTTGTCACCATAGCCCATCACATAGATGGTCTTGTCACCGCCGGATGTGTGATACAGGATGTGCGGTATCTTATCATCCTTTGTACCATTGCCGTTGTACTCAACCAGTATTCCAAAATCATCAATGATGCCTAAATCCTTGTTGATGATGTTTTTCTCAACTGTTCCGGTGTCCTTTGCTGCAATGATATGCAGCTTTTTAGGGGACTGAGCAACCTTGAGCATGAATTTAAACAGGCCGACCGTGGTCTTGCCCGCCGCTGTTGTTCCCTCGAGGAACTCCACCGGTGCTTCGCACTGGAGGAATGCCTTGTACTTCTCTGACAAGAGCAGTCTTTCATCACTCATCCACTACCACCACGCATCTGAGTGATCAGGTCGTCCAGCTTGGATTTTTCAGCCTCCAATCCGGATACCTCAACCTTATCCCGAAACATGCCAAGATGCCGCCCAATGAGCTCCAGCGCTTTGAGCTTGTCGGCCATGCGAACCTCGCGCTCTGTCATTTCCCCTGTTTCGGAGTATGACTTTTTTACCTTGACGGACTGGATTGCCGCCGTGTCTTCCGGCCGCGCATCCTCCCGCACGGATGCCGTTTGTGGGTTGATCACATCAACAGGGTTGAGAAACGCCACCTTTGCCAGCTCCATCAAGACCCTATCCTGACTGATGCCGGTTCGGCGGGAACGCTCGGCCATCGCGGTGTCTATATACGCGCGAAGTTCAGGTTTTTTCAAGTTTTCTCCTCCAATGGAGTACGCTGTTTCCGGAGAATACCCCGCTCTGATGGCTGCCTGAGTGGCGTTCAAATCAATCAGGTATTCATCACAAAAAAGTTTCTGTTTCTTCGTCACTCAGGATCACCTTCTTTCCTTCCACGCAAAAAGGAGCACCAACCGGCACTCCTTTTCACGGCACATATTACAAAGTTAGGGGGAAAGCAAGCAGCCCAAAGGAGGTTTTTCTGTCTACTTTGAACTGCTTGCATGGTACATAATAGCACATTTAAATGGGGCATTGTGGGGCATCTTTCAAAATCTTATCAATTTTCTTCAAGGCGCCACCATGCAATTTTGTCACATGCCTGAAGGAATAGTTTTCGCACTCCGCTATATCCTCCCATCTCATTCCAAGTATGTATCTGTCATGCAGTATTGCTCTGTATCGCTCATCCTCTACCTTTTCAATCGTCGCCATAACCTCTATCGCCGTTTCCTCGGCATCCTGTATCTGCGCCCTCAGTTCCGTCTCCATCTCATCCAGTTTTGCAAATGCATCCGCCATGGTCTTCCCGCCGCTGCCCCCGGGCATCCCAGTATAGCTTATCCCGGACGGCAGCAGGTCCGCCCGGAGCTTCTCAATTTGCTCTCTTTTCCTCCGGGCTCTGCTCTTTGCCACCTGATACTGCAGCAGGTATTCCTTCGCTGTCATTTCTCTTTCCAATGGTATCACCCCCTCTTTGACTAAAGAAAATCGTTTTAAATCTGCTTATCCCAAGTATCTCCGCCGCGTCTTGGACTAATCTTAACGCATTCGAGTTCGGTTTTAACTCGGTTTTAACTCGGTTTCTCAATCATTTATAATTTCGTAAATATATTCATTATGATACTTTCCATACTTGTCTTTGCACATATCATGTAAAGTGACACGGTTTCCATTATGCCTTTTGCAAAATGCATCGTAGTGTTTTTGTACGGGATTGCCCCCGACCATTCGCCATTCTACTCTATGATAAGTACTGACAAGCTCCTCCATTTTTTCATACAGGTCTTTGCCTATAATGCAGTTCCCTCGATCAAAGGAATAGAGGCCAAAGTTATAGGCGCAATCCCCAGAAGAGGTAACCTGATAGCATATATAGCCTATAAGTTTTTCAGATTTGTCAATTATGGCATATTGGTAAACCAGGTCTTCTGCATTGATTTCCGGAAGGCTGCCGCAATGCGCATAACCGGAATAGTAGAAGTAGCCATCCGTATACAGCTCCTTGGCAAAGGCACTTTCAATCTCTGCTTTGTATAAAATCGCCGGTACCAGCATCTATTCCACCTCGCTTCACAATCTCGATTGCTTTCCTCGTTCCGATTGCCTTATAGTATCTATGTGGCAGTTTTTCTTCACTCATTATCTTAGCACTATCCAGCAGTTCTTCTACAACCTCGTCCACGTCATAGGCTGTCGGTTGTTCGTTGATAATTTGTTCCACATCCAAAAAGTAGTGTGGATATATAAGATCGATTTTTTTTAATAACGCATCCGCATCAATCAGCCTCATCTTCTTCCTCCTTCAGCAGGCAATAATCTGGTCTGCCCGACTCCTCGTCATAAGCGAGTTCTTCTCCTCCGGTTAAACCGCATATATATCCGTCAAACGCATACCCGTGACACAGCGGACACACTCTGCATGTATGCGGTATATCCATGTCCAGCACAATTCTGCTCATTCTTCCTCCTTTTCCACCAGCTCCGCTTTAACAAGCTTCAACATCGTATCGACAACAGCATTCCAATCGTCGCTATCCCGTCTGATTCCCATATCTTTGCACATCGTAATACCAGCAGTGTGAATACCCTGAAGTAAAAAGTAAAACTGAACTGTAGGTCCCAAGCCCATGTTGTCCTCAATCTCAACTTCCTGCGTCCCTTTTTTTGGCAATAGCCTTTTTATACCTAAGGTTCCTCGCCTTTTCACGCTTCATTTCTTCTGCGCCTGCCATACCATTTCCCCCTTCTCTCTGTTACTCCAGCGTTATCTTCCCGCTCATCAGATCCGGCAGCAATGCATCCCTAAGCTCTGCCAGATACCGATTTTCCTCGTTGTTCAAATACATAACGTGCTGTTTCCACATCTGCAATATCGATAAAAGAATTGTTGAAACCTTGTCCTTGCTGCCATTCTCAAACCTCAATTCTCCAGCCTTTTTTGACATTGCAATGAAATTTTCTTTTTCAATCCTCTTACCTACTATCTGCTGTATATTTTTGTTTATTTCTTCATTCGTGCTTTCTGAATGTTTGAACATTGCATAAACGTCATATAACCCAAGCGCCTTTGCAAGCTTTTCGTTGACTGTCAGCCTCAATGCATTTTTTTCATTGATCACATAATTCAGATCATCAACGATATCTCCAAACTCCCTATGTGGCGTTTCAAAATCTGGAGAAACTTCAAAATAAGCACTTGGATTCAAAGTGTATTGGTGTTCTCTCACTTCTTCCAGTGAAACGTTTCTGCAAAATCCGTTTTCGTTTTTCTGCTCCGCAATCGCGCTTAATGCCCGGCTGATCTGCTCGTCACTGAATATGTTCACTTCTTTTTTGTACACCCGCTGTGTATGGGATGTGCTGCCATATTGCCCGCGTTGTTCTCTCACTTCAACCTCATGCACCTCTCGCATATCCACAAGCTCTATGTGCGTTGTTGGCTTATTCCGATTGAGAACCAAGATGCTCACTGCAATATCCGTTGATTCAAACATTTTTCCAGGACAACTTACAACCGCTTCTATCAGATTGTACTCAACGAGTTCTTTTCTGATTTCCAATTCCGCTTTATTACTTGGCTCAACAGATGGTAGAACAAAAACAGCTTTATTTTTTGATTGGTACAACCCGCTCAGAACAAATGCAAAATTCGCATTGTTTTCCGGTGGCAGCGTAAAATCATAAAATCTGGGCTGTATCTGTGCAAAAGGTGGATGCGCCCACTTCATGTTATATGGCGGGTTTGAGATGCAGCAATCGGCTATCTCATACTGTACAGGCTCCTCGATTTCTTCCACAGTGCAAAACTGTTCACCTTTTCTCACTTTGTATCGTGTGAACACCTCATCCTGCAGAGCATCACCGTTTATAACAAGAGCTTCGATATTCCGCACCGCCAGGTTGAACAAGAGATATGGTATAACCTTTTTGTCATATTCATAGCATACGAATTTCAGTTCGTGGTTTAAGTTCCACTTCTGGATGGTCAATGCTCCACTTCCAGCGCACAGATCATATACCGTTTTCTCGTTATCTGTTTCTGCAAGCTTTCCGACTAACTTTGCCACTGTCAGTGGCGTATAGTCCTGCATTTTCTCTTTTCTGTCAGCTTCATAATACTGGAAAATCTTCTGCATCCAGTCAATGCTCATGTCCATTACCATTTCGCTGAATGCCGCGTATTTTTCCGCATCATTATTTCTGACACATAACATCATGGCATCTCCAAGTTGCTTAACACTTTCAACCTCAAATATTGCACAGGTTTTATCACATAATTCTTTGAGTTCCAACAGACCCTCCTTTTACTCAAATACCGCCGTCTCGGCGTCTTCCAGTTCCTCCAAGATGCGCTCGTACTGCTGCATTTTGTCGATCTCCTGCTCAACGGTTTCTAGTAGATTGTCGATCGTGTTCCTCATCATGGCGATCTTTCCCTCTGTCTCATCGATGATTTTCTGGGAGTTCTTCGCAAGCAGCTGATACGCAGCCATTACCGCTGCCTTATCCAGCGTCACCGACTTAGGTTCCTTTGCTGCCGGTTCCGCCACCTTTTCACATTCGGCCGCTGTTTCGGAGGCTGTATCCACTTCTTGGCCCATTGTATCCACCTCTTCTTCCATTGCCTCTGATGCATCTGGCAGAGGCTTATACTCATGCTCCTGCTCTGATGCCGTCTGATCTATAACCTCTGGCTCTTCCACCTTCTTCTTCGGTCTGCCGCCATTGTGCCCACTGTTACGTTTCGGCACCGTGATGCCATTGTCTGCTACAAATGCATCAAACATGTCTCTGCTATCCTTGTTGCTGTCCACAAGTCCTGTTAAATCCATCAAAACCCGGCGCTCCTCAACGTAATGCCGGTATGTATCACTCGCTTTTTCAATACGCCTTAACAAATGTTCTTTGCTTATCGCGTCAAAATTCATCCTCTTCCCCTCCTACTGTGGATATGTCCTTGTGACGGCGTTCTCACCCTCCGTCATATACTTCTGGTATGCCATGCTGACGATCACTTCCCGCCCACGGCGGTTGGTACGTCTCGCAGCAAAAACATGCTTATATGTGGCGATAACCTCATACTTGTAATGGACGCGCCGCTGAATATCCTTGACGCTCGCCTCAGACATTGCAATGATATCGCCTACATGGATTCCGTCTTTGAACCGCTGCAAGTCTTTTCGGGTAATCCCGTGCAGCTTTCTATCTGCATAAATTTCTTGTCTTGTGCTCACTCCTATCCCCCTTCCTACATCTACATGAGCCCCATTTTCTTCAGGAACTCATGCTTATGTTTATTGCTCTCTTTTGCCCGGACTGCTATTTCCGGTAGTGTCAGCTCAATGGTACAATCGCCAATTCTATCTAAAATCCGATCATCATACGGCAACTTGTCCAACTTGACGTTGCTGGTATAAATCGTGACTTTGCGTGCTTTGTATCGGGCATCGACAATCTTAAACAGCACGTCATTCATCCAGTCCAATCCTCCGGTTTTTGCACCGATATCATCGATTACCAGGAGTGTGATCTTTTGGATGGCATCCATGGCCGCCTCGTCCTTGGATATCTCCAACAGGTCGGATGCGGACACAAAGCGCGATCCGCAGCAATATCGTTTCATCAGGCTGTTGGTGATGCAGGATGCCAAAAAGGTCTTGCCACTTCCGCGAGTGCCGGAGCAGATATAAAAGCCCTTGCAGGCCTCCTGCCACTGGTAAAAATTGCCGACAAAGCTGTTCACCAGCTCCATCTTTCGGCTGATGTCAACCTCGTTTCCGCCCATTCCGATGTACACGTCTGTCTTAAAATCATCCAATTCCACGTTATGTACATACCTGTTGGGTATGCCAGCCCTCTTCTGCGCTTACT